CGGGGCTGCACGGTGACGGTGTGCGGTCCGTTGTCGAGGAGGCTCATCGGGGCGGCATCCTCGCTGTGATGGTCCCCGGCATGACCACCTGCGTGACCGTGCCGGAGAGCAGCTCGATGTCGTCCTGCGTGAACCACAGGTTCCCCGACGCGACCGTTGCCCGGGTCGTGTACGAGTAGCCGCCGTCGCCCTCCGACGCGAGGCCCTGCGGGTTCCGGAGAACTCGCAGGACCGCGTCGGCGATGACCCGCTGGTACAGGCCGGAGGTGAGGACCTTCGCGGCGAGGCGAGCCTCGACGAAGGACCCCCACCGGGCGTCGGCGTAGTCGACTGCGTCCGAGATCTGCGTCTCGACGAACTCCTTCGAGAACCGGCCGAGGTCACCCTCGTACCGCTTCGCGACGTCGTCGTATTCGACCTTCACGGACGCCATCGGTCACTCCCCGTGCTCGTCGAGGCGCTGCTGGAGCTCCTCGAGGGATCCGTCGGTCGGCTGCCCGATCTCGGCGAGCTTCGCCTGCAGGGCCGCGACGGCCTTCTCGTCGTCCGGCGTGACGCCGTCGGTCGAGCTGGGCGTCGTCGGCGCTGCCGGCGGCTGCTCCTCGGATGGGGTCTCGACCTTCGGCTGCGCGAGCACGTGATCGCCCACGAGCTTCGTCGCCCACGAGGGGACGGCATCCCCGGGCACGAACGCCTCGGAGGTGCCGTCCTTCTTCGTGACGTGGACGTACGCGCCGAAGACCTTCTTCGTCGCGCCCGCCATCAGGCGAGGACCTTCGCCGCGAAGGTCGCGTTCGCGTTCTCGAGCACCGGCAGCGCCGTGGCCGAGAGCAGGACGTAGCGGCCCTCCGGGTCGTTGTCCGAGTAGACGGCGCCGAAGATGCCGGCGCGCTCGGCGGGGCTGATGGCGTACTTCGGCGACACCGACTCCGCGGTCACTCCCCAGTCGACGCCGCCGAGGGCGGTGCCGCCGTCGCCGGAGAGCGAGATGCTCGACGTCGACGGGAGGAACACCACCTTGCTGGCGGAGATCACGCGGGTCTGGACGCCGGAGGTGCCGATGACCTGCTCGTCGTTGATCACGATGCGGCCGTAGCCGAACGAGTCGAAGACGCCCTGGACCTGGTCTCGGGAGATCAGGGTCGGGAGGTCGGAACCGCTGCGGCCCAGCGCGGCCTGGATGATGCCGGTGTTCCGCTGCAGGAACCCGATGGTCTGCGTCGACACGAGCACGTCGGCCCAGGAGCCGCCGTTCGATGCGACGTAGACGGCGTTCCACGCCTGCAGGTCGCCGAGGGCGTCCGCGGTCGGGTCGGACCAGAGCTTCGCCGCCGTGACGGAATGCGAAGCCTTGCGGCCGAAGTCGATCGTGGCCTTCAGGCGACGCTCGTCGAGGATGACCTGACCGAACTCGAGCGCCTGCCCGCGGGCGAGCTCGATGCGGGTCTGGATCTGTCCGGCGATGCGCCGCGCGTAGGCGCGGTACCGGTCCTCGATGAGAGCGGTGCCGTCGACCTGCAGCGAGAGCTCGTCGAACTCGTTCACGCGCAGCTTGCGGCTGATCGGCGGGATGCGGCCGGACTTCGTCTGACCGCCCTCCGTGGTGCCGAAGTCCGACTCGACGTCGAACGCGCGGAACGACGCGGCCTGGGGCAGCGAGGTCTGCGAGACGTCGAAGTTGAACGACAGCGACGGGTTCGTGCGGTCCGGGAGGTACTGCGCCAGCGCGAACGCCGGCGAGACGACGACCTGCGCGGCCCGCGCCTCGGCGGTGACCGCGGCGGCCGACAGGACTGAGGGATCGTATTCCATGTGCAGGTGCTCCTAGTCCTGGTAGGAGAAGACGCCGGTGGTCTCGGCGCTCTCGACGGTCGACCGCTGCGCCACGACGGGCAGGCGGTTCTGGTGGATGAGGCCGTGCGCGAGCACGCCGACGATGACGCTCGAGGCGAGCGACCCGTCCGTGCGGCCGATCGGTTCCGGCGCGATGAGGTAGCTGTCGAGCACCTCGGTGCCGTCGGTCTTCGTCGCGTCGAACGGGGCGGCGAGGCCGGTGGCCGTCACGATGCCGAGCGCCACACCGGACGGGATGACCTTCGTCGTCGCGTCGTAGTGAGTGCCGGCGGTGAACTTCGAGATGTCGAGGGTGCGCGGCTGACCGTTGTCGAGGCCGTGCCGCGACGCGAGCCAGGACTGGTCCGAGCCACCCGTCGACACCGTGGTGATGCCGAGATCCATGGGGATCTCCTTTCTGGTGAGAGTGGGTTACTACTTGCCCTGCAGCTCGGCCACGCGTTGACGTGCCATCTCCGCGATCGAGCCGCCCGACGTGGCGCCGGGGTTCTGCTGCTGTCGCTCCATCGCGGCCCGCACGGGGTCGGTCGGAGGCGTCTGAGGGGCCGCGGCGCCGAACGTGGCGGCGAACGCGGTGAGGGCGGCACCGTTGATGTCGCCCTGGTCGGTGGTGAAGGACTGCGCGTTGACGTGCGCGAACGCCGTCTCGACCTCGTCGTCGGACTTGCCCGTGAGGTGCTGGAACTTCGCCTTCACGGCGTCGGTGAGGTACCGCTGCGCGCCGAGGTTCTCGCCCTCGCGGCGGGCCTCTTCGCGGGCCTGCTCGAGCGCACGCTCGGCGTCGGTCTGGCTGGCTGCCTTGAGCGCGGCGAGCTCGGCGGCGTCGGCCTTCAGCTGGTCGTAGTCCTTGCGCTCGTCGGCGCGACGCTAGTGCTTCCGCGACTGGTGCTTCCAGTACGCCAGCTGCTGCTCCGACGTCATCTCGGCGACCGGGGTGTCGGCGGGGAACCCGGGGTCCGCCGGGGCCGGCGGCGTCGGTACGCCCGGTGTCGGTGCCGGATTCGGGTCGGTGACGAAGCGGAGGCGGGGCAGGCAGAGGATCGGCCGGCCGAACGAGTCGAACTTCATGGGGTGGTGTCCTTCGTGTCGAGAGGTGGGCGGCCGGTGTCAGGCCACCCGGGGTCAGGAGTCGGATCGAGCGAGGTCGGCCTCGAGGGACCGCAGCAGGCTCGACAGGTTCTTCACGCGCTGCGCGAGCACAACCTGCTCCCGCGGGGTCCTACCCCCGGGCGGGACGGTCGCCTGCACCGCGGCGAGACGCTCGCGGGCGTCCGCGAGCTCGCCGGCCGCCTGGTCATGCGCGTGCGTCTTCCGTGCCCGGATGACGTCCGGGGTCGGCTTCCGGAACGCCTCGGCGCCGGCCTGCGAGTGCGTGCGGAAGTGGTCGCCCTCCTTCACCAGGACGGGCCCCTTCTCGCCGTGCTCGTTCACCGTGACGCGGACGTTCAGCAGGTCCTCACGAGCGGTCGACCGGGACCGCGCCTGCCGGCCGCCGATCGCGACCGCCTCCCCCGCCGCCGCGTACAGCTGCTCGAGGTCCTCGTCGTTCAGCACCTGGCCGGGATCCTTCGTGCCGACGATCGGCAGGGACCCGCACTCGCAGCCGTCGTGCAGCGGCCGCAACTCGTCTGTCCGGTACCGCTGCGTCGCCGCGACCGCGCAGAGGCCGCACGTGCCGTTCTCCGACCGCTCCGGGTGGATCACCCGCCGGTACCCGACGACGCGCGGCACCGCCTCGTAGATGCGCTGCTCCTCGTCGCGCTCCGCGAGCATGATGTCCTCGTGGAGCAGCAACTCGAGCCGGTCCCGTACCGCCTGCCGAGCGTCCTCGACGGTGCCGCCCTTCGAGTAGGCGAACACCGCCTGCGACGCCGGCCGCGCGTACACGTCCAGCGCCGTGGTGCCCGACCGCGGGTAGTAGTCCACCTCCGCCGGGAACCGGTCCAGGGCGTCCATCGCAGTCAGCACGCTGGTCTGGTACGACCGCGTCAGCCGGCGCGCCTGCTTCTGCGCCTGCATCACCCGGTAGGCCGACGCGGCCGCCGCCGAACCGACCTGGTCGTCGTCGTGGTAGTTCCCGACACCCGACCAGATCTGCAACACCGACGAGAACAGCTTCCCGATCAGGGAGGAACGCTGCGACGCGTGACGATCCGACAGGCTGCCCGCCTGCTTCGTCGTCAGCGCCATCAGGCGGCCGCCGACTCAGTCGACTCGAACTGCTCCTGCAGCCGGTCCGTGAGCTCCTGCGCGATCTCCGACGGCGTCATCCCCCACACCGAGCGGTTGATGTACGCCTGCGAGACACCCGACTGCTTCGCCGCCTGCGCCGCCGTCGAGCGCTGGTTGATCGACTCGAGGTTGACCGGCGCGAAGATCGTCTCCACCTGCGCAGCGTCCGCGCGGAGCGTGTCGCCGAGGCCCT